CTCTAGTAGCTTCAGCAACACCAATCTCTTTAATGTTTGCCGATGTTGGTTTTTCAGGTTTTTCGTATAAAACTAAATCTGCGGGTAATCCAGTTCTTTGATACTCTGCAAGACTTGCAGGAGTATATTTACCAGACTCCACTAATTTCTGAAATGGATCAGCTTGAACTCGCTCACGACGAGCTGCTGCATCAGACGCTCTAGCTGCCGCTAAACGCTGTTGTGCTTGAGCCATCTCACTTTGGGTCTTTCTTGCTTTGTCAACTAAAGCCATAGCAAACTCATTGTCGCCAATGCTTGTAGCCTTTTTTGCCACCTCAATCATAGATTCTGGATTGCTAAGGTCTATTTCTTGTAGTAATTGATTGCGTTGCGTCATACGCATAAGAGCAGGGTCTTGTACACCTAATGCACCCGCAAAACCACGACCTAGTTGACCAACACTTGCACCTAACTGCGCTCTTGCGGCAGCACCAGGATCGAGTTGAGCTAATTCATAGCTCCTTTTTAAGTCTTGTTGGTACTGTTGACCCTGATACATTTCAGGAGTCATGCCAAACAGACCCGCTACGATATTACTTTCTGCCATGATAATTCCTTACGAAAATAGACCGCCAAACACATTACCAAGTGCTTGACCAAACATAGCATTAGGATTGCCTGCCGCCATCAATGCTTGAGCATAAGGATTGGTTGTAGCATTAGCACCTGTAGCCAATCTTTGACTAATGTCTGCACCTCCTAAGCCTAAAGCACCAACCCTAGCACCCGCAGTAGATGCTGTTTGACCAAGATTAGCACCCATTTGGAAAGGTTGTTGTGCCAATTGCTCTAAGCCTTGAACCTGTCCCAAAGCAGTCGTATAAGGCTGATATGCCGCTTGTTGACCACCATAGTACTGACCCATAAGCCCCGCAGCTTGATTAAATAGCCCAGAACCAAAGCCTATTCTTTGTTGCTCTAATGCTTGCTGTCTAGCTAATGTATCCATGCCAAACTGCTGACCTTGCATACCAAGTTGTTGTCCAGTGCCAATCAAATTAGCACCAAACTGCTGACCCTGTATACCAAGTTGCTGACCTGTACCAACCAATCCCGCACCAAACTGAACTTGTTGTTGTCCCGCTTGTTGAGCATTAGCCGCCAACTGAGCCTCTTGTTGCGCACGAGCGTTATACAAAGCCTGTAACTCGGGAGTAGTTGCACCCAAAGTACCACCTTGAGCAACAGATAAACCGCCACGGCCTTGTTGTTGGAGTCTGTTTTGCAGATTAGCCAACTCCAACTCACGACCAGGTTGCAACAAAGCCATCTGTTGATTTAGATAGTTTTGAGCAACTTCTTGAGGAGATTGAGCAATGTATTTACTTCCAAGTGAAGTAAGCATTTTGCTTTCGGGAGACTGTGTTAAATAATCACCGCCAAGTGCTGTTAGACGTTGACTTTGTGGTGATTGACTTAAATATTGAGAAGCAATTTGAGCCAAACGAGGATCAGTTTGAGCATCTAAATAGCCTTGACCTAACGTAGCAAGACTTTGTGCGCCTCTTAACGCTGGTTGAAATTGCTCTTGCGCACTTTCAGCTTGCTGTAAACCTCTTTCAGCTAAAGCAACTAATCTATCTTGTGCATTCTTAGCTTCGGGGCTTAGTGTGTACCCTGCGCTTGTTAATCGACCTGTTATTGGATCGACTTGGAACTGTGAAGTACCAAAACGAGTAGTCATGCCAACGGGTCTAAACTGAGCCGCTTGTTTAGCCGCAGCAGTCTCTGCATCAATCCTCTGTTGTGCAGCAAGAGCCGCTTCTCTAGATTGTTGCATCTGAAGCAAACTACCCGCTGTACCTAGTCCACCAGAAAGCAAATTAGCAAGATTGTTTGCATTTACTCCCGTACCAAGGGTAGTCCCAAGACCTGTTCCTACACCTGTTGTCAATGCGCCAGTACCCAATCCCGTTAAGCCTGTGGTCACACCCGTATTTAAAGCTCCTGTGCCTACATTAGCGGCATTCGTTAGACCAGTAACACCTCCAACTGTTGCGGCTGTATTTGCTCCAGTTCCTAACAAAGTTGTGCCTAATCCAGAGCCAGTAAGAACTCCTGTGCCAGTTAATGCGCCCGTACCTGTAGTTCCAAGTAATCCTGTGCCAAGAGTCGATCCCGACAAAATACCAGTTCCCGTCAAACCTGCTGTAGTTCCTGTACCAAGTACAGTTGTACCAAGACCAGAACCTGTCAAAACTCCAGTTCCAGTTAAACCCGTACCTGCCGTAATGCCTGTACCTAATCCTGTAGTAGTGCCAGTAAGACCAAGACCCGTAGAACCTGCTGTTAGTCCAGTACCAGTGCCTAAACCAGTAACTGTTCCAGCACCTGTCGTTAAACCTGTTCCTGTTGTAAGTCCTGTTCCAGTTAATTCCTGTACTCCAGTTGTAAGCCGTATCTGTTCTGTTACTTGTATCTGTTGTGTTAAACCTGTTCCTGCCGTTCCAATAGTTGTGCCACCAAGAGCAGCTGTTCCTGTTAATGCACCCGCACCCAACAGTCCAGTACCTAATGTAGAACCTGTCAAAACACCAGTTCCTAAGCCTGTTCCCGCAGTAATCCCTGCGCCTGTTCCTAAAGTACCTAGACCTGCGCCTGTAGTGCTTAAACCAAGTCCACCCGCACCTGCTGTTAAACCAGTACCAAGTGATGTAGAAGCACCTAAACCAGTTCCTGCTGCGGCTGTTGATCCTACTCCACCCAACAAACCTGCGGCATCTAAACCAAAGTAAGCAGCTCCAAGAATTAAGGCAGGCTTCACCCAACTAGGGACATCAGAACTAGATGCTCCTGTTGTATAGAAAAGAGGGTTTCCTTGTGCATCAAAGTCAACACCAAAACCAGTATTTCCGCTACCTTCATAAGAACCAGACCAAAGATTGTCTTTAGTCCTTTCGCCATAACCAGAGACAAGTTTTTCACCTGTCATTGAGTTAATAATTCCTTGGTCAGTCTTGCTTACTTGAGAAATATCTGTAACACCACTTTTTGCCAAATCAGAAGCCATATATCTAGCCGCTGTTTCAGGGGGTACTCCACCAGTCCATTTACTAGTTGTTCCCTGAGCAAGAATCTGGGCTGCTAACTTGTCTATGTTTTGAGCCGTGACTACAGATGGCGCTGATTGTTTATATCTTGACATAATGTCTTCCACCGGAAGACCAACAGCTTGAGCCATTTGTGCAGGGGTGACGTTATATGTTTGCATCAAAGTAGCAAGATCAACATCACTCAAGCCTGGATTAGCAAGCAAGAAATCAAATATTTGTTGATTTGTAACAGCCATGATTGCTCCTTATTGTGGCTCAACAGGCCAAGTAATAGTCCAAGGGAAACCCGCTTGAGTAGGTACATCTCTCAATGCTTGGCGGTATGTATTGGTTTTCATTTTGTTTTCTCTTATGCTAGTTCTAAGATTTTTATTTCAGCAGTAATTATTGCTGTCGATGTGTCTCGATCAATTGTCATGTAGCCTTGGCAAGTGATGTTGTAGTCTTGCCCATTTGCGTCTTTTTCGCTTTTGACAGGAACACCTATATCTAAATTCTTAAACAAAAATTCTTTACCATCTTCAAAAACACGCCAAACGTGATCCATTGAACCACGCCCAGCTTGACCACGGCTTTTATTAAAGCGTATTTGGTATGTCTTCATACAATTTCAGCCGCTGGTGCAGGGCAAGATTGCGGTTGTTGGATTACTGTCAAATTAAAATGCACAAACTTAATTGGGGTATCAGCGGCATGGCGTGTAAAAGCATGAGCAAGCCAAGAATTTGCAAAGATCATCATGCCAGGCTTAGGTATAAAGTTAATTGCTTTGCTTGCAGGGCTTGCCATGTTTACATCTTGTTCTGGCAAATCAATTTGAATTTTGGCGGCTCTAGGATCGTGAAAAATAACATTAGAACAATTTTCTGGTGTTTCAAGAAAATAAAATCCCACAATCTGTGAACCAAACCCATGCACATGAGCATCCATTGCAGAATGTTTGTAATGTTCTTGTGTCCACATTTCTGTAAATTGCACCGCTTTATCTTGCATGGCATATCCTTGTTCATTAAGGATGTTCCAAGCAGTAGAGCCAATAAACTCAGAAAAACTAGCCATGCGTGAATCAGCAAAGTAGTTTTTTGTCATGTACACGGGATACATTTCATTTAAATCACGCTCTTTGCGCTGAACTTCTAAGGCTTCCTCAGAAACAGCGTTTACAGCTTCTAAAAAGTCAGGCCGCTCAATGATGTAAATTGGGCAAGGGAAATGGTACGCAACTTGAAGTTGCGTTTGTAAAACAACTTGAGCCACCGACTCAGCAGCTTTACATACTTTTTGTTTTTTAGCTACTTTGCTCATCGTGCTATCCAATCCCATGCAAAATAATCAAATTTGTATTCTCCCTCTGGGCGAACTGGAGTTTCTTTCCAGTTGTTATCTGCACCGCACCAATATGTATAAATGCTTGCATCAATTTTGATTTGATCTACGGCAGGGCGAGGAATTGGAGGAATCATTGTGCAAGTTGCTTCGTCAAGCGTCCATGCTGACCAATTAGAAGCATATTCACGATCATTAAATTTTGTGATAACGGCTTGTTGCTTTGCTGTTTTTTCTTCTGTAGTCATATTTCTTATATGCCATACATCAGTCCAAACATCATTTATTTTTTCGTAGGTTGATTGCTCTGAAGCCATCAATTCATAAACACCCAAAACAGGAACTTCAAGTCGTTTAAACTTAGCAAATTCTGGCGGTAAATTGTTTACATCAATAGATGGAAATGCTTGACAAAAGTTGTCCCCAAAAATTGGGTGTTCAAATGGTTGGCCATCTTTAATGCGAATAAAAAGTTCCATTTTTTATTTCCTTAACATTAAGGTGCGCCAACACAAGTGGATGGAAATGTTCGGGTTGCACCGGGCCAAACAATACGAATAGCACCTTCTGCCACATTGCCAGTACCTCCTGTGCCTCTACCGCCACCATATAAACCTCCAGTTGCGTTAACACTAACAGAAGTGCTGTTTCCGCCATTCCCACCGCTAGAACCTCCTGTGCCACCATTAGCATTAGTAGCCCCAAAAGTTCCGCCAGTACCGCTAGAACCTGAACCATAAATGCCAACACCACCGCCAGCACCACCTAAATATATATCCCCTGGAATACATAATTTACTTGCGCCACCGCCACCGCCACCGCCAGCACCATTACCACCATTAGCACCAGTTCCCTGATTTGTACTGCCAGTACCGCCATTTCCTGAGTAACCACCAGCACCGCTACCTCCAGGATCAACCACCCCTCCTGCACCGCCTCCTAAACCACCGCCATCACCCGTCTTAGCATTTGGGGTTGCGCCTACTGTTGCACATGAAACAAAATAACTGTAAACATTTTCACAGCTAGTTTTTGATTTTAAGAAAACTGTATATGAATTTCCTGGAGTTACTGAATAATTATTTTTGTACGCAAGTGAGCCAGCTTTGTAGTTACTTGCAGGAGAAATTACTAAAACTGACACACTTGTCACTCCACTTGGGGCAACCCAAGAGTATGTTCCAGCAGTTGTATATATTTCTGAATTTGGGGCTGTAGTAAAACTTCTTTGGTTTTGAAAAACAGCTTGTAGTGCGCCACTCATGTTAATCCACTCCCTGAAATTAGCCAAGTTGTTGAAGTCATCTTGATTGCTGTAGCTGATCCATACTGAGCAAGACTGCGTGAGCCTGTAGTTCCAGCAGAACTTAAATACATCGTGTCTGAAGTGATTGCAATCGTAACTACTTGACTTGTCATATTTATAAATGTAATTGCAGTTCCTATTGGATAAGCCACATTTGCATTTGAATCAATCGTAAATGTCCTAGCAGTAGCATCACCTGATGGGTGGAATATGTGCTTGCCAGCATCAGCCAAAACCAAGGTGTAAGCAGCAGATTGACTATTTTGTGGAATGTTTAAAAAACCAACCTTGTCAGTTCCATCAACTGTGCAAGATGACAATGTGCCACTAGATGGTGTGCCAAGTACAGGAGTTGTAAGTGTTGGGCTTGTAAGTGTTTTGTTTGTCAGGGTTTCAGTACCCGCCAATGTAGACAATGTTCCCGTTGTGGGGAATGTCACGTTTGTTGTGCCTGTCAGAGTCCTTGTGTACGCAAAGTTGCCAGAGCCTGTGACTGTCATGGCAGCGTTGTTTGCTACGCCTGTGCCGCCATTTGCGGCTGGGAGTGTTCCCGTTACACCTGTGGTCAAAGGTAAACCAGTTAAGTTGGTTGCTGTTCCACTTAAAGGTGTACCTAATGGGCCGCCAGTATCGAGCATCCTGACCCATGCACTGCTATGAGCAAAGTACATTGCTCCAGCCGCATGACTGTGAGCAACAGCCCCGTGATAAGTAGCCGCAGAGGGAAAGTTAGTTACATCAGCATAGTAGAAAGGAATTACTGATCCAACTGAGGGTGCTGTGATTGCACCATCGTCAGCGACAGTTACTAAACTGTTTTGAACTAACTTTCCAGTTGTTAAATCAAACCTTGTGATAGCGTTGTCTGTCGCAGAGGACGGGCCGACCACATCGCCTGTGCCACCAGAAGCCGCAATCGTAATTGAGCCTGTGCTATTGGTAATAGTTACGCCAGTACCCGCAGTCAGAGTTGCTTTAGTTAAGGTGTTACCTGTGGTATTACCAATAAGAAGTTGACCATTGGTGTAAGAGGTTTCTCCTGTACCGCCATTTAATACTGGTAAAGTTCCTGTTACGCCTGTAGATAAAGGAAGACCTGTAGCATTGGTTAAAGTACCACTTGCGGGTGTTCCAAGAACGGGGGCAACAAGAGTTAACGCTGTGCCATTGGATGTAGCACCTGTAATTCCACCAAATGCACCCGCATTGTTGTACTGCACTTGAGTATTAGAGCCGCCTGCTGAGCCGCCACCAGATGCCGCAATGGTTTGATTAGGCCATGTACCAGTAACAGTTATGTTTGTTCCTGCAACAATGCTAGGAGTTGCCGTTGCTGTGCCACCATTTGCTACGGGGAGTAAACCTGTTACCCCTGTGGTTAATGGAAGACCCGTTAAGTTTGTTGCAACACCACTTGTAGGAGTTCCTAAAAGGGGAGTCACCAAGGTAGGTGAAGTAGCAAAAACAGCAGAGCCTGTTCCTGTTTCGTCAGTTAAGGCAGATATTAGGTTTGCTGAACTAGGTGTTGCTAGAAAGGTTGCTACGCCTGTTCCTAGACCTGATACACCCGTACTGATAGGAAGACCAGTAGCGTTTGTTAAAGTGCCACTTGTAGGTGTTCCAAGAATAGGGGTTACTAGTGTAGGGCTAGTGGCAAACACCAATGCGCCAGAACCTGTTTCATCAGTGATTGCAGAGGCTAAATTAGCACTAGAGGGTGTTGCCAAAAGAGTTGCTACACCAGTACCCAAACCACTTACG